TAGAACCTTTTCATTCAATGAAGTGAGTAGACGATACACTTCTGAGCAAGTCAGTTGTTGGACTCCTAATTCAATGAGAGGTCAAGCAAAGGATAATCTACAATGTAGTGAAGGCGAGATTGAAAGCAATGAAGCTGAAGGTGTGTTCAAGTTGGCTGTTGAGTTTGCTCTTGCTTCTTATCATCAACTTCTTGAACAAGGTGTGAGCAGAGAACTTGCAAGAGGTATTCTTCCTCAAAGCACTTATACAACTTTCTACATGACAGGCAATCTTCACAACTGGTCCAAGTTCATCAAGCTTAGAGATCATGAGCACGCACAGCCCGAAACAAGAGAGGTTGCAAGGCAAATCAGAAACACTCTTGAAGAACGCTTCCCTATTTCAATGGCCGCTTTATTCAAGGACTAATCATGACTGCAAGAGATCGAGCGATTGAATTAAAAAGAGCCAATACTCATGTTAATGACATAAAGATAATCTTAGCCGAAGAAGGCTATAGAACTGATAAAGATAAGATCATTGGGATTGGCTTGATTTATAGGTGGTGCAAGGGAATCAAAATCATTCGACCAACAAAACGATCAAAACAGAGTGAACGATTGAAGCGTAAAGAACTGCTTGAAGAAGAAGCAAGAGCTAGGGCAATTAAGCAATTTAATCAGATAATGAATGAGGTATGTTTTGACTATTGAAAAAGAAGAAATGAAAGCAATACGCACGCACGAGAGAGAGCTTGAAGTTCTCAGGACTCTTGCTGAGATTAAAAAGCGTTTAGTGGATCGAGACTGCTCTCCTCTTCATCGAGAGAGTGAAGCCTTATATCAAACCATGTGGAGCGTGATCGGAGAATACTATGGTTGGAACAGAGAAGAAGACAACAGCCAAGAAGACAACAGCCAAGAAGAAGACCTCGAAGACACAGAAGACAGTGAAGCCGAAGAGGAGAGCCAAGACCAAAGCAGAGATCGAGCGAGCAAGGAAGAAGGAAAGCCTTCTTGAAAATCTTAGGACAGGCATGACCATCAAGGCAGCCGCTTCACAAGCTGGAATCTCAGAGTCAACCTACTATCGTTGGTTTGAAGAGAGTGAAGAGTGGGCTGAAGAATGTATTGCCGCCATTCGATTCTCTGAAGCTGTTCTTTTGGCTAAGTTGGATAGGTGTGCAGAAGACAAGCTTGATTGGAGAGCTTATGCTTGGAGACTTCAAAAGCGATTCCCTGATGAATATGGCGACCACAAGAAACTTGAAATGAATGTGGCTCAACAAAGTGATGGTAGCCAAGAAGTGCTTAGCATGATGCAACAATTGGAAGCTTCAATGAATAAGGAGAACTCAATCTCCCTCTCCGATGGAGTCAACAAAGAGGAAGATTGAGACTCTGACATAAGTCTGACGAATTGTTTATAGGATATAAAATGAAAGAGATCAAGCTCAATCCTCTTCAATTGGAGATCATCAAGGGGATCACTCGAAAAGACAAGGTCATTGCTGCTCGTTGTGGTTGGGGAAGTGGCAAGACTTCAGCTTTGGTCTTCTCCATTCTTTATCTCTCCAAAACTCGACCAGGAACTTCTAGTCTATTAGTGACCGACACAACACCAAGATACAATTCGGTGTTAATGCCTGAGATGGAGAAGTGGCTTGCTCCTCTTGGTTGGACTTACAATCACACCATGAAGCAGTGGACTGACCATCACACAGGGAGTCAAGTGTGGTGTCGTTCCTACTTTCGACCGGGGACAAGAGAAGCAACACACAATCCTCTTGAAGGTCTCAATGTGACAAGTGGTGTCTGTCTAATTGATGAATGTCAAACACTTACCCAAGAGGTAGCTCACAAAGCTCTTGGTCGTCTTCGAGCTGGACCAAGTCCAATCTTGATCTTGGTGGGCTTGCCTGTGGTCGATGCTTGGTGGGTAAATATGGCAGAGAACCAAAACATAGCTCCTCTTTTCTTCTCCTCCTATGTCAACCAAGATAACCTTGCTGATGAATGGTTTGAAGCTACCAAAATGCTACCTGCTGAAGAGCGTGAAGCCATGATCATGAACAAGCCTAAACCTCCAACAGGCTTGATCTACCAAGAGTTTAATGAAGCAAGCCAATGTCATTGAAGGTTGGAATACAAGCCAACCATGACAGGCCGAATTGCTATTGACTGGGGCTTCAGGAAACCAAGTGTTTTGATTATGGCCTATGATGAAGAGCTTGATGCAACAGTGATATGCCATGAGATCAATCCCAAAGAAGTGACAACTGAGCAACTCACAACCTTGATCTTGTCAATTGCTTGGCCTAGATCACTCAAAGACAAAGCTCCTTCAGATCGTATTTGGTTAGATACAGGAGTGGCGGACAAAGCAGGCAAGGCTCGAAATGACCAAACCGGTCAAAGTGCTTTTCGAGTAATGAGAAGGGAACCTCCTGAAGGGATAGGTGTTCCTCTTCGTCATACTAGCGATCCAATCAAAGTTGACATTCTCAATGGTGTTCAAAGGCTTAAAAGAGCATTCAACTCTAAGAAGTATTTGATCACCAAAGAAGTGTGGGAGAAGGGAGAAAGAGCAACAGGCAACAGCTTAAGAAAAGCTCTTCTGTCTTATGGTTGGGATAACAAGGAACAACCAAAGAAAGATGGTCGAGAGGATCCGCTTGATGCTCTTCGTTATGACTGCATAACATTCAACTGGAATGATAGTGTGGTTGATCAAAAGTATAAGCCAAGAAGTGGCGGTCGTGGTAGAACTAGAAAAGTGACTGTCGGAGGTGGGAAGACTAGGAGCTTTTAATGAAACTAATTGAGACCAAACTTGCAATCGTCCTTCTTGATCTGATTGGCTCAACCAAGTTTGTTCAAAAAGCTGGAGCTATGCAAGCGGCCAAGTGGCTTCAACATCATGACAGACTTACAAGGTCTTTGATCTTCAAGTTTAATGGTCGAGAGATAGACCGAAGTGATGGCTTCCTTCTCAGCTTTGAACGCCCAATTGATGCTGTTAACTTTGCCTTGATCTACCAAGAGACAATTCCAAAGAGGATCAAACTTGGTTGTCGTATTGGCATACATTGGGGAACTGTTGTTGAAGTCAAGCAAGATGAGATTTACACACTCACAGGAGCAAAGTCTATTGAGTTGGAAGGCATAGCCAAGAACATAGCAGCAAGAACCATGTCTCTTTGTCAGGCCGGTCAAGTCTTGCTCACAGCTGAAGCAATGAAGGCGATCAAGGGAAGGACTAACAACTTCACTCCAAAAGGTACTCGTTATGCTTGTGCAGGTATGTATCGCTTCAAAGGAGTAAAAGAACCTCAGATCATTTACACAGTGGGAGCAAGCATTGAATCATTGCAACCTCCTCCAAGCAGTGAGAAAGTGAAGCGACTTGGTGGACCAAAGAAGATCAAGAGCAGAATGAGAGACAAGAAACTAAAAGAGTGGCTTGAGTGGTTTATTGTCCGCTTCTTCATGATCATGATATTCTATGTCTTGACTATGTGTTGTCCAATCTTGATCGATCCACATTTGAGGAAGCTCAATGGCATTGATGACCTTCTTTATTGGATTGATCCAATAGTTGAGTTCATTATGATTTATTTTGGAGGTGTACTTTGAACGAAGAAGAGATTCAGTTTGATCAAGACCTTAAGGCCAAACGAGGTTGGTGGTTCTCTGTCATGTTCCTCTTGCTGATCGTTGGCCTTATCCTCTTCCTCACTTATGTGAAGATAGTTGATGAGAATCGTGATGTATTAGTTGGGATTCTTGGTGTGATCACAGGTTCAATCTCTTCAATGGTCGCTATTGCAAGCGGTCGTGATCCAAGTGAAGTTGAAGAACTCAGGGAGAAGCTCTCCAAAGCAAACGCTGACAGAGAAGCTTTAATTGCTAGGTTGAGGGATGCACAGATTCAAATGCAATTATTAAGAGAACAAATCTTTGAACTTCAAACAGCGGTCATTGATAAGTTGTCTTTATTCAGTGGAAATAAAGTCATCAAAACCAAGACAGCTGATC